TTATCTATGCTGGCTTGATTTAGGTCTACCTGTGGTGATCCACCTGATCTAGTTATTGTCGCTTTATTAAATACTAAAACATCATTTAATATCCAGGCTACATCATTGTAATCAATACCCGATCCATCATCTGCAAAAACTGTAGGCGTGCCACCAATAGAACTGGCCGTAACTGCTCGGTCTTGAAATACGAATGAACCGCTTGCATCTACATAAACTGCGCCGTACTCACTTTGGGCAACTGTGGTTAACGCAGCTAAAGCAGTTCTATTAGTGCCTGGGTCTGCCTGTAATGTGGTAAGTCCTGCATCAATATCACGCATTGTTGCTGGCCAACTAATCTCATCTAATATCTCATTAACTCTAGTGCCTGATAATTGTCCAGCGCTTGCACCTGTAACTGTGCTTATTTGAGCATTCTGGGCTAATCTAAATGCATCTACGGCTTGGATAGTTGTATAAGTTACATCTTCTGCTTCACGAGGATAAGTAGTAACGTAGCTTGTAATAAACCCAGAGAATATAGGATAAGTTGTAGAACCATAGGTAGCTGTAATCTGCACTTTCTTCATCGGTGTTAGTAATGTGTAATATGGGCTGGATGGATTTTCAGGATTAAAGTCGCCATTTTGATCTACTATGCGTAGTGATAAAGAACCTGTTTGAAATTGATCTGATAATGCTGTGCGACCTCTGCGAGTTTCAATACGATTAACTTGATTAGATACATCAACAATAACGGCTGCAGAATCTGCTAATACGTTTGTGTCTAAAATGCCAGTATCTAATATCATGGCCTGAGCAAAACTTGGCCCAGTACTAAAGTTAATTATTGCATTGATTGTAGGCAGGGTCATTAGAACCCTTGGCCAGCTGGTACTGTGGAGTAACCTGTCTTAGTTGCTATTTGAATACTTTCAGCGATTGCTTGGCTTAACCTATCGCCTGTTGCAGCCGTATCTACAGTTATTCTAATTTCTGGCGATGCTGCTTGGCTCATGGCTGGTGTAAATCCTAGGGCTAAACCTAATTGTTGAGCAGCATCACTATAGCCAAAATAAGGGTTATTGATTGCTACATCGGCTAGGTTACCTACACGACCACCACCACCAGTAGCTGTAATAGTTCCGCCTGGGCCTATCTGACTTGGATCAACACCAAAAGATAAAATTAAAGCCTTAGCTGCTTCACTTAAAGCATAAAAACTGGTTGTAACTTCATCTATCGCTTTCTTGCCTTCCATCTCAGCCAATATCTTTTTAGCCAGTGCCTCGTTATTATCTAATATGGCTAACTGTGCTCTTAAGCGTAATTTAACTTCACCATCGGTGGCTTCATTAAGCGCCTTAGTTAAGCCAATACGCTCTATATCAAACTTATCTTTTAACTGATCTACGGCGCTTTTTTCTTTTAACTTAGTAATTTCTTGTGTGCGTAGTCGGTTAATCTCTTTAATGTTTCTAGCTTCTTGCCTTCTTTGTGCAGATAAGGCTCTACCCGCAGTTCTTTCTTGACCGCCACGATCTATTGTTTGGCGACCCGCACCCCTTAACGCTTCTGTTGCACGTATGACCGCACTTATTCCAGGCACATTTCTTAAAAATGATCCATCCATACCAGGTATGTTTGTAATCTCTTTTAACTTACCTACTACTTTGCCTAGTCCAACCAGCACTTCACTTGTGGCAGTAGCAAAATCTTCCATATTGTCAGTTACATTTTCAATGCTCTTATCATTACCTAATTGAGATAAAGCATCCAGTAAACCTTTACCAATTATTTCTTGAGCGTTTTGAGTTGCAACTCTTAGTAAATCCATCTTTCCAGCATAGGTATCTAATCTAGCCGATGCTTGACCTGAAAACTTATTATTAAGTTCGGCCATGATTGCATCCATGTCGCCAGCCTTTAATAAGGCTTTATCTAAGCCAGCACCTAATCTGCTTAAGCCTGTGGTATTGCCAGCATAGGCACGTGATAAGGCTGTAGTAACTTGAGTTAATGATCTGCCTGTAGCCGCTGACACATCCATGGCCGTAGCCAGTGCATCTTGGCTCTTAGTTATTGATCCAGTTACTGTCAATAATTGCTGAAATGCTGGGCGTAGTTCATCATCTAATACGCCTGTGGCTTTCTGTAAATTGGCTATATACAGTTCTACGCCTGGTGAACTAAATTGAAAACCTGTGTTTTTTAATTGAACCTCTAAAGACTTGGCTGCTTTCTCATCAGCTGCAAACGCCTTTACTGCTTCCTTACTAAATCTAGTTAATGCTGTTACTGAGAATGCTGCTAGAAAAGTTCTTTGAAAAGATTTTAACTGCTTTTCAAATACGCTAATTTCTTTCTTGCCTTTTTTAAGGCCTTTGTTATTAAAGGTACTGAGTGCGGATACGACTATATTGGCCACTATGCGACCTTCTTTTCTGTAGTCTTATTAAAGTGTGTAGCTGTGGCATTAATAGCCTTAACTATTACGCCATAAATATCACCACTGTCTTGCGCCCATGCCTTGTAAATTAAACGGCCTTTAGTCTTACGACCACCAGCTCTAGCGCCTTTAACTCTAGGCTGTGATGTAAGAGTAGGTAGATCAGTAACAAATTGATAGCCAGCAAACGGATTATTAGAGTTATAGGCTGATCTTGCACGACTTCTATTTTTTCTACTACCAGATTGCTTATAGGCCATTGTGCTACCACCTTCATTAACAGAAGTAAATGGTGCTCGGCCTTGTGGGTTTAATCTACCTGCGGTTTCATAAATACGACCAGCTGCACTTATGTTATAGACATAACTTTCTACCTGGTAACCACTGCTAAACCTGCGGTTTTGTCCTTCTTTGAATCCAATACCACCACGGACAGTATCAGCATCATATTTAGGGAATGGCCGATAATCTACATTAGATTGAATTGGCTTTGACCAGCCAGACAATACTTCATTATTGCTTACTACAAATCCCTTAGCCTTGGCTTCTACGCTTTTCATAACAGGTTCTACAGCTAATTTAACACGCCTGTACATATTCTCATCAATAAAGGTTAAGCCATTGATAACGTCTTTAACGCCTACGACCTCTACTGGCATCTTGGACCTTCCTGGCTCTATCGTTCAAAACCTGCACTATTGCGTGAATCATTTCTGAGTCCATGTTAATAAACTCACTTGGCGCTATCCCAGTCTCAACGCTTAATGCAGCGATGCTATAAACTAAAGAATCACGCCGTGTTATTTTTTTTCTTCGTCTAATACCTCTACAGTTTCTAAAGTATCGATAAACTCAGTACCCCATAAAGGTATCTGTGCGCCAGACCTACGTAAGCATTCGTATGCTAACCAAAATATTTCGGTCTGCCTTTCGTGCTCACGTAGGACTTTAGAAATTCCAGCGCCGTACTTCAATTCGAAAGCGTACTCGACACCTGGTGTTATCTTGTGCTCAGATATATCACCATTAGCCCTTGTTATCTTTAGCTTTGCCATTGTTACTCCTTAGTTAGAACGCCACTGATGGCGATACTGTTACCACGGAGTTTACTGTAAATGTCATTGAAGAAGTTGCAATTTCAGCCACGCCACCCTGACCAAGTGGAGTTAGGTTATTTACCAATATTGAGAATTGGTAGGTTGGGTTAGAAGCTGAAACAGTAGTACCTTTAACAGTAATTACTGATACTGATAGGGTTGTACCAAATGCTGCATTTAGAGTTTGCATTACTTGGCTTGATGCCCAGTCATTATTAAAGTCAATAGTAAATGTTGAGTTTTCTAGTCCAGCCACGTACTTATGGGCTGTGTCTCCCATAGCTGTAATTTCTAACTCATCTACCACCTTGTTAATTACTGCGCTTGATACGTATGCGCTAATATCTACAGATGGTGTTGTAGGCGCAGCAGCTGTTGCCAACTTAACGCCGACGTTATTATTTAAATAAATTGCCATTGTTACTCCTCGTCATTCTTGTTGGTTTGTGCCTTGCCTTTTGGTTCTTCCTTTATTTGGCCTGTCTTGATTAAGAAGGCTAAATCTTCTTCTTTGCTCATGTTAACTCCAGCTCGTTAGGATTGATACTGTTATTTCTGACGTTAATAAATCTCCACTTGCCGCACTTGTTATAGCTGGAGCGGAGACACTTGATATGTTAAGCACCAAAGATGATGCTGCTAATTTAGTTACGACTGCTACTATAAAATCTTCCATACCTTTTAAGTTGCCTTGATTATCTAAAGCTGGTACTGCCATTAAAATTCTAAAATTAGCCAGTGGTGCTAAAGTAATTTGATCGTTGTTAGTTGGTACAATATAAGGATCGCCAGGTGTAATTACAACGCTGTTAGCCAGTAATGTTGCTGGTGGGTAACTGAATACTGACCAAACACCTGCATTAGTTAAATCTGTTGCAAGTGTGCCACGGAGTGTAGTTATTGCGGCCATTAGCCTACCAGTGATGCTGGACTTGAATACGGCTGGATGAGACCACGCACTCGGTTAATCAGCTGATAACCCATTCGATAAGGGCTGGCACTGATCCCATCCATGCCTACCCCACCAGTCTGGCTCACTTGTCTTGCTTGCCAGATGTCCACTGCAATTATCATCGCAGCTTCTCGTATTGCAGGGGTGCTCGCATAAGATTGGGTCTTGTGTTCTGGGCCTCTTGCGTTGCCATAAGGTACTACTTTATGAAAATTTTGATTAGCTGCTGTTTTTGCATATTGCACAAATGAATAACCATTAGGGTAATTGGCTTGGCCATATTGATACATAAATACTGGAATTAGATTAGTAGTGCCTGTGCTTGGCGGTATTGTGCCAGTAATTGTGTAAGTGCCATTAAATGTTGAACCACAAGCGCTTACTACTATTTCTTGACCTGTTACAAATGCGTTTGGATTAGCCAGCATAAGTGTTGCCACGTTATCTTGTAATGCTGTGCCGACTACTGGGGCATCATTATGCCATAAGTATTCACCAAGCAGGTCTTCTGCCGATTGGCAACATTCTTCCACTGTTGCATCGGAGTAGAGAGACCCAATTCCGAGATTCGCTCGTAATTCGGCAACTGTAACAAAACTTGCTGGCATCTCTACTCCTTTGCTAATAGCTCTCTGGGGCTAGGGCTACTAAACCCCAGAGATTACTGATTTACTTAATTAGGCCTTTGCGTACTTGACAATTCCGTAAGGCATTTTGGCAATTGTTGCCATAAATCCGTAAATCGCAACTTGTACCTGTAGATTAGATACAACATTTACAGACATGTAAGCCTGTGGTGAGCGATATACAGTGAATGCTTCTGGTGCAAGGATAATTGCAGATTGATCATCAACAGTTGTTACTGAGAAGTTCTTGTCTACATATAGATCCAAGCCAAGTACATTTCCACGGATTGAGCGTGGGCCAACTTGTCCAGCTGCGTTCATTGGTTGAATTGCATTGTAAATTGGACGCTTTGTTGAATCAACTGCACCCATTAGTAATTGCCATTGTGCGGCGTTACCAATGTAGTTCTGTGCAAAGTAGCCAGTGTTCTTATACACGGCTGCTGCTGCTTCTGCGGTGTAGGAAATGATTCCGTCGCTGTCTGCAGTTGTTGCTGATCCATTGGTACCTGCTGCTAACAAAGCATTTAATACTGCTGTATCAATAGTTGTTAAATATGCATTCTGTAGCTGTTGTGTTAGCTCTGCATAAAAGTTAGGGTCTGAACGCTCTAACAACTCAACAGATAGTGTGTTCATACCTGAGTATTTAGACACTGTACCTGTTAGGTAAGAAGTTTGCATATCTGTGTTAGATACTGCGCCGCCTTCTGCCTCTACAGTTACTGTTGGTGCTACGCCAGTTCCACCTGCAGCTGAAGTTACAAGTGATGGCACGTTAATTGTCATACCTGATGCTGGCAGTGTGCCTTGTGAACATGCATCGATTGCTGGTGTACCAAAGCGAGTGTTAGTTACAAACTCGGTTAGGTATTGTGTTGGATTAAATGCTGTATTGTTTGAAAAATCATCAGCTGCTGCAATAAATAGTTTTGATTCATCGCTACCTAGTGCTGCCTTGATTTTGTGCTCTGTGTACTTTGCCATCGAATCGATAGGTGTACGCACACGTGTTTGAATTAATGGTGCTGTAATTACTGGGCGAGCAGCTTCTACTGTAGGAGTAGCAGCCTCTGCCTTTGCTTCTTGTGGCGCTGTTGCTAAATCTTCCACAGGAGCCTCGCTTTCTGTTGTTTGGTTTGTGTCCTCTGCTTCGTTTTCACTAGCAGCAACTTTAGTTACTTGCGCAGCTGTAAACGCTGGGCTTTCTACCAGGCTAACCTCTCTTAGTGTTGCACTGGTTACATATAAATAATCTTTTTTCTGTACAGACTTGTTT